CGATTCGGCGCGCATGACCAGCTCGCGCACCTGGTCCATCCATGCCCCTACGGCGGGGGCCAGGCTGGCGGCAAGCTGCGGCTGCATCTGCTGGGGTGGCGGCAGCAGGCCCGGCGCGGCCGAGGCCGAAGGCATCGGCAGTGGCAGTGCGGCGGTCGCGGCAGCGGTGCCCGTGGGTGCAGCCATGGCTGCGCCTGCAGGCAGCAGCACGGGCTCATTGCCCTGTGCCACCGGGATGCCCAGGCGCTCATGCACCCACGCCACGGGTGGGCGCACGCCCATGTTGACCAGTGCCGGCAGCGCCGTGGAGAAAGCGCCAAGGTCCTCGCGCTCCTGGGCATTCAGCCGGAACTGGGGGGCGCGGCGCAGGCCACCAGGCGCCAGCCCGTTGAGCGAGGCCATGGCAAAGACCAGATCGCGCGTGAGGGTCGTGTTCGCCTGGCGGATATCGCCGTCGCGCAGGTCCTTGCGCACCTCGTTGTGCACGTTGCCCAGCGCGTTGGTGCTGCTCTTGCCATCGGCCCCGCTGGTCAATGTGCCGCCCAGGATGACTTTGCTCTGGTTCTTCTCGCACCAGTTCATCATGAGCTCGAACGCCTTGGGGTCGCCCGTGGCAGCGTCCTTGAACTCGATCAGCATGCCCTCAGGGATGATCCCGGCCGCGTTGTGGCCGATGGACGCCAGCGCCCGCAGCAGCGTGCCCTTTTCCTTCTCGCTGGCGCTGGCGGGGTACTTGCCCAAGCGCACCGGGATGCCGTAGATCTCCAGAAACTCGGCCAGGTCGCCCACGCTGTAGTTCTTGAACAGGTACGTCCACACCAGTTGGCGAAACAGCGCCGAGCGTTCCAGGTAGCCGCTCTTGGCCTTGTGGACATGCGTCACCCAGCCAAACGGCGTAGGCGGGTCGCCCTGTGCCAGGCCGGTCTCGGTGACCGTTGTGTTGTGGGTGCGCAGGCGCAGCTCCTGGCGGTACCCCCGGTGCAGGGTGAACCAGGACTGCGGCCGGTGCGTGATGGTCTTGGGCACCCACCAGCCCTCCACGCGGTGCCACTCAATCTCCAGGCAGGCGTAGCCCTTACCGATGGCGTCGGTCAGGTCGAACACCATGTCCTCGAAATCAGGTATCTCCATGACCAGTTCGCTGAGCTGCTCGGCGGCCTTCTTCTCGGCCGCATCCGCTCCCTCGGGTGGCACCACGTCCCAGTCGAGCACGCAGGCGCGGCGGCGCTTGCCCATCTCGGCGGCAATGTGCCCGTCTTTTTCTTCCATGTCCTCAAACAGCTCGAACTGGGCGATCAGGTCGCCGTTCTCGGCCGCGTCCAGAATCTTGGCCAGGCGCGAGGGCGTGAGGCCCCGGGTGGGGTGGCTCTGCAGCTCGCGCTGCAGGTGGGTGAGCCTGGCCGTCTGGGGCTCTGCCAGGTCGGGCATGGTGATGGGCTGGCCGTCTGGACCAAGGATGCGGGAAGTTGCCATGGGTGTGCCTACCAGCTGGAGCGCGGCTCGACCAGGCGCAGGTAATCCTCTGCCTCGTCGGTGTCGGCCGCGCCGATGTTGTCGAAGCCGCGCGGAAGCGCGGCCACGGGGATGAAGTCGATGGCCGCGCTTAGATTGAGCGTGGCAAACCAGCCCAGGGCCAGCATGGAGGCGCTGTCGCCGTGGCGGTACAGGTCTGGGTCTTTGACATCCTTGCGCCGCGCTTTTGCCACCATGGGGATGCCGTCCACCTCTTCGATGGCGCGAAGGTCCTGCGCTATGTTGGGATCGGCAGCGATGTCGATCAGGCCGTCCTCGAAACCCTGCACCAGCTTGGGCATCCAAGTGCCATACCAGGCCCGGTTGAACTTGACCTGGTGCACATGGGTGTGGCCGAACTTGTCCGCCGTTTCTTCGGCCAGCGGCTCGCCATTGCCGCCCGCATCCATGGCCCCGCCGCAGCGGCCAGGCAGGCGCTCAATGGCATACCAGGTGATCTGCTTTTGCTGGGCATAGGGCACCTTGTGCATTTCGATCACCAGGGGCACCTGGCGGCGCATGCCTGCGACGAGGGCTGTAGCGCCCCATATGGAGAAGTCGCGGTGGCGCGCGTAGTCGTGGCTGAAAACGTGGCGGGCAGTCTTGTCCAGGCGCTCCAGCGCCGGGTCCAGATACCGGTTTATCCAGTCGGCAACCCATGCTTGGCGCCCCGTGGTGCTTTTGAGCGCGAAGTCCTCATCCAGCGCCAGGCGCAGCACGCACGACTCGGGCAGCACCATGGCCTGCTCAATCCAGACTCCGGGCAGACACACACCATTGCCATCGCGCGGGATGGCGTCCAGCTCCTCGCGCATCGCGGCCTTGCGCACGCCGTAGCCATTGCGGATCTTGCTGTACCAGGCCTGCTTGCCTTCCAGCGTGGGCTGGGTGCCCTTCATGAAGCAAACGCGCTCGTACAGGCCGTTGGCAACGGCATCGTCAAACGTGACGGTGACCACGCGGGCGTCAGCGCCGTAGCGCCCCGCCTCGATGTCGCGGCAGAACTGGGCAAACGGGTTGTTCTTGCCATTGTGCGAGCTGATCACGGTGATCTGGCCGCCCCAGATCAGCAACGCGGTGGCAGCGTCCAGCACGCCCTGCACGTCAGGGTGGAACGCGGCCTCGTCAATGACCACATGGCCCTGCAGCCCCCGGATATTGGCGGGGCGGCTGGAGAGTGCGCACACCTGAAAACCCGAGGCGAAGCGGATGCGGTAGGCCGTGATGTGGCGGGTTTTGCCGGTGTCGTCCTGGTCTTCAAACAGAAACTCTTCCACGTCAGAGATGCCCTGGCCCTGGGCCTGGGCGATGACGCGGGCGAACTTGGCGCAGTAGCCGATGGCTTCCAGGCCCTTTTCCTTGGTGTCGCCGATGTAGAAGACGTTGTCGCCGCCCGCACTTTTGCGGGCTGCCGCCACCAGCGTCTTGTCCAGCATGGTGCCAAAGGTGATGCCTGTTCGGCGGCCTTTGGGCACGGCAATGATGGCGGCCTGGATGGCGGCCACCTCGCGCTGGTGCTTCATCAGCACGCCATCATCCAGCGGGTTGAAGCCCTCCGGAATGGCCCGCACGCTGGCGGGCAGATCGTCCCATTCCAGCGTGCGCAGGGTGGTAGCCAGGGGCTTGATGGCGTTCATTGGAGCGACCTCCACAGGAGCGCCAGGCCCAGAACTGGGCCACTGAGGACACACACGACAGCCAGGGCCAGCCAGAAGGACTGCACCAGAACGTTGCGCCACTCCCTGCGGCGCCAAGGGCCACGGACATGTCGGCCGCGCTCCAGCAGGATGAACAGCACAGCCGCTACCACTTGAAAGAAAGAGTTCATGCGCCGATCCCAAGGAACTTGCGGCGCCAGAAGTCCACCTGGGCTTCGTCCATTCCCTGCGCTTTGGCGACTTCCTGCAGGTTGGCCTCCTGCTCGGCCAGCAGCTTCCTGCGGGTGGCCTCTTCGATCTCCCGGCGCACTTCCAGGCTGAACTTTTTCTGCGTGACAGACGCTTTGCCGATCTCCGCCGCGTTCTTGAACAGCTTGTTGACATCAACGCTATCTGCGTCAACGTCCATATCCATTAGCAGCGTGAAAATCTTCTCCTGGGTCAGCCGCACCACAGCCGCCCCGAGCTTGTCCTCGTCGTCAGGTGCCGCATCCACCAAAGCACGCGCCTGCTCACTGGCCATCTTGAGCTGCGCCATGCGTTGCTCAAAAGGCGATCCGTATCGCTGCAGTGCAGACTTCGAAACATCAGCCCCCCGCGCCTTGAGGTCGGCGGCGAGCTGCACGTAGTCGCCAAAGCCTCGTCGCACCAGCTCGGCATCCAACCACTCTTTGAGCTCGGGCGGCAGCGTGTGTACCTTGCTACGCGGTGCCATACCTACGCCTGCGTGATCTTGGGCCGCGAAACGCCTGGCTGCGCGTCAATGTTGTATTCCACGAAGTCAATGCCAGTACGCGTCAGATCCACCGTCCAGCGGTCCATCGGGTCTTTGCTGATGCGCACCATCTCGCGCTCTTCCAGGTAGTCGAGGTTCACCCGCACTTCCTGGTGCGTGGCGTCCGGATACACGGCGCGCACGATTGCCAGCAGCGGCTCGGTATAGATGCCAGCCGGGCGGCTCAGATTGATCGCCGAAAGCAGATGCCAGCGCATGTCCTCACGGCGCGTTTTTGCCATGTCGATCATTAACGTCCCCCCATCAGTTGATTGAGCGCGCGTTCCATCCGCAGCGCGAAGTTATCGATGCGCGTCTCCACGCTGCCCATGTGGCGCACGAAGTCATCGCGGCGCACGTAGTCCCTTGCCAGATCTACCTGGTGCTTGTGAAACTCGCGCTCAAGTTGGGCCGTCGCATCCGCATTGCGCTCCTGAGACTTGGCCACGGCTTCCATCGCGGTGGTCAACGTGTCGAAGCGGTCGTTCAGCCGCCGCTCCTGCTGCACGTTCACCAGCTTGAACAGCGCCCACATGGCAGCAATCACCAGCGCCACCAGGGTGATGACATTGCCCAGCGTTACCTCAAAAACCATTACTCACCTCCAGCGGGGCGCCAGCTATCGGGCCACCAGCGCGGCACACACTGCGTGTGAAGTCCTGCAAGCCGATCACCTGATCTCGGAGGCCGTCAGCCTCTGCTGCCAGCTCTTGATACGCGCCAGCGCTTTCTCCGAATAACTCTCGGGCGGTGGAGGCTTCGCGAGTGCAGGCGGCAATGCCGGGTTCTCCTGGCGGGTAGGGATTGGCACGGCTGTTGAGCTCTGCAATTTCGGAGCGCAGCCCGCGCACAGCAGCAGCAGCGGCAGCGTCGCGAGCACGGCGCGCAGCCTCGCGTTTGGCGTCTTCATAGGCGGTCCTTTCGGCGTTGCGAAACTTGGCGGCGTTGTCGCGCGCGGTGGCGTCGTTGCGCGCGTTCTCCTGTGTGTCCCAAGCGGCCTGAACGCGGGCAGCGCCGCGCGCATCGCCTTGTGCCACCAGGTGGGCTTGCCAAGCCTTGACGGCCACGATGGCGGCGCACAGCAGCACGCCATAGGTGATCAACCGGGCACTCATCGCATCGGCTCCCCAAGGCACATCGCGTGCAGGCGCAGGCGGTCTGTCCAAACGCCTCTGCAGGTGCGGTTATCTGGGTGGCTGCAACGGTCTTGTGGCTTGTTGACCGGGCCCGCGCGGTCGTAGAGCAGGATGGCCTCGCATGCGCCCTTATGGTCCCCGGCCTGGAGGCGCCGCACGATGGTGCTGGGCCCGCTGCGCTCATTGTTCAAGCACACCGGCGTGGTGCCCGTGTTGTAGGCCAGACCAACAAAGGCGTCCCACTCGCGCGGGTAGAGCGCTACTTCACCCATGCAGCGCTTGAGCGCCAACTCCTTCTCGCTGGCATCAGCGCGCAGGCGCACCAGCGCGCGCACTGGCGGCAAAGTACTGCCCATCTTGATATCTGCGCCCGTCGTGCCGAAACCAGCTGTGGGCACCTTGGCGCCGTGGACGGGGTCAGGGTAGGCCTGCTCGCTGTAGCCCTCGCGCTGGGCGATGTAGACCAGCCCTGTGGCCGAGAGCGCCAGGGCCGCTATTGCGATACGGGAGGTTTCCATGCACGGCACTGTGCCGCGCGCGCGTGAGGCCCGCTAAATGGAGCGCGCCATTGTTTG